TCTCCAGTGGTATATCAAGTTGAACCTCGATGAACTGCTGGCAATCAGATGGCATATGAACGGGTTCGACTCCGCTGTCAAGGGCGGAGATCGCGGACTCAGCAAAGCACAGGAGATGTCGCCGCTGGTAACGCTCTTGTTCGTTGCCGACCTTATTTCGACAAACTTGTTTGAAAAAACAGTTGAATAAATTATATGAAAGGATTCTTTTATGGGAACTGGAATTGATCCGTTTCTCCGCTTATTTTGCGGAGATAAGCCGCTGGGGCAACCTGCTGAATTGACGTTTACGGTAGGCATAGCCCCGTCCGATAATTCAGACAATGTACGCGTCATTTTTAATGATCCTGCTACTATTGTTTGGATTAAAGGAAAGAAGTATGTGGCAAAGGCACATAACGAACCTTTTGATGAAGAAAAGGGTTTGCTGATGTGTTTAGCCAAGGCAAGCGGATATAAGCATTCGCAACTCAAAAAGATGCTTGCCAACGCCACACGTCAAGAGAAGAAAAAGAAAGGAGAAAAGCAATGAGCGCAGCCAATTTGAACCTTCATCAGAAACTGCTGAAAATCGCAGATGCGGCAGGCATTCTGCAAAAAACAAAAGCCGGTTATAACTACCGATACGTCCCCGAAGAGGAAATTCAGGCAAAGGTAACTGCCGGTATGCAGAAGTATGGAGTGATGCTTTATCACTCTATTGTACCCGGTACGCTGAAAGTGCAGCCACATACATACCAGAAATACGACAAAAAAGAAAAGAAAGAGATCACCGTCAACGAATTTATCGTTCAGGCTGAATCAATTTACAAATGGGTGAACACAGAAAACCCTGACGAATTTATCGAGGTACCGTGGATCCTCGTCGGTCAAATGGAAGATGCTGCGCAGGCATTTGGTGCAGCGGAAACCTACTGCAATCGTTATTTCTTGATGAAATCGTTGCAGCTCGCCACTTCCGAGGCTGATCCTGACGAATACAGAAGTAAGCAGAAGGAAGCAGAAAACTACGACGACAATAAAAAGCAGAAAGAAGCTGCTGAGGAACTGACCAAGAAAATTAAGGAAGTTGTCGATGCCGGCACGACGCTCATTAAGGGTGGGCTTCCCAAAGAAAAGGTAATGGAAATCGTTGCCAAGTACAACGAGGGTAACCAGAACCCATCCAGTATCAAGAGCATCGAAGTGTGTGAGGCTGTCTTGAAAGCATTCGCTGAGGTAACGGCTCCTAAAGGAAAATCCAAAACCAACAAAACGGACGATACAGCCAATAAAGGAGACAAGGAATGATTTACACTGAAAACAAAATTTACGGCAAGGTGTGGAAGGTTACAAAAGCCGAAAAATACCTCGATTTGCAAATGACAACATCTGAGAAGAACTCGGATGGCGAATACATCAACAGCGGCTGGTTCCCGCGCTGTATCGGTCACGCCTTTAATGCTTTGAAGGATACCATCAAAGAAGGCGACCGCATTGTGATCACCAAAGCAAAGTTCACCAATGAGCGTTACACCGACAACGAAGGCAATAAGAAGTCGCGTTTCCGTTTCTTGATCCTTGAAGCGGCTATCGACGACGGTGCCACCGCATCCGGCGGACAGCAAACAAAGAAAAAGGCAAGTACATCCGCCGCTGAACCGCAGACAGCGTCGACTTCTGACGACGATTGTCCTTGGTAAAATCCGACAAGGAGCGTTATTCCTTTTCAAAATTATCATCGTTCCACCAATGTAAATACGGATACAAGCTTACATACATAGATCATCGTCGCGGCATCGGTAATTGTTTCAGCTCTTATGGAACCGAAGTACATTCGATTATGGAGCGCTATGCCAAAGGCGAACTGGAACTATGGGACTTAGTAGATGTGTTCCAGTGGGAGTTCGATACGGCGGTTCCCGAACCATTCCCCAATAACAAATACTGCCCTAATATGCGCCAACTCTACTACGACCAAGGTCTTGAGTATCTCAAAAACTTCCCCGGTTATCCGGGGAAGAAAATCTTGGAAGTTGAATCCTCGTTCGATGTTGATATCGACGACTGGGTATTCAATGGGGTTATCGACTTGGTGATGGAAGATGAAAACGGCAAGCTGATCATCCAAGACTATAAGTCTAAAAGCTCGTTTAAGAGCAAAAAAGAAAAGGCTGAATACGCTCGGCAACTGTACCTTTACACTCTTCACGTTAAAGAAAAATACGGAAGATACCCAGACATCCTGCGGTTTATGATGTTCCGGAAAAATACGCCCGTTGACATCATTTTTAGTGAAGAAGACTTAAAGGAAGCCCTCGACTGGGCAAAACAAACAGTTAAAGATATACGAGAGTGCTGGGATTTTGCCCCCAGTTGTGATGAATTCTTTAGCGAAAACCTGTGCAATCACAGAGAATACTGCGACAACAGAATTACATAAGAGGGGGTGGGCAACATTTTCGTCGAAAAAGAAGAAATCGTAAAAGCGAAAGCAAAACTTGGTGATAGGAACGCGGAGATTATTGCCTCCCTCTTACACCTCGAAAAGTATGATGCAGTCAACAAGCGTGCGCTTTGTTGCTGGCATCTTGAAGATTCACCGAGTTTTATATATAACCCGAAGACGTGGAGTTTCCATTGCTTCGGTTGCGGTAGAAACACCGACATCATTGATGCCTATATGCACACAGGTTTAACATATTTGGGCGCATTACAAAAGTTGTTTGAAGAAGCGAAAATCCCAATGTCGTTTGGCGAAAAAGGTGTTCAGACAAAATTTCAGTATCGCTACCCGAAAGAAGAACCTTTGAACGATAAGAAAAATGTTTATGCATATTTAGGGCAAAGATGCATTTCTCCCGAAACTATCGATAGAGTCGATGTGCGTGAAGATGCACGCGGCAATATCGTGTTCAACTACTATGACACTAATGATGTCTTGTGCCTCGTAAAGTACAGACCGTCGCGTAAGATTGATAAATCAAAAGGCGACCTGAAGTCGTGGTGTCAAAAAGACGCGGACGTAACACCGCTCTTATTCAATATGAACCGTGTCAATACCACAGAACCGTTGCTGATTTGCGAAGGTGAGATTGACTGTATGGCGGCAATCGAAAGTGGGTTTACTAATGCGGTATCGGTGCCCTTAGGCGCTAATAACTACGGCTGGATTGAGGAAAACTTCGACTGGTTGGAACAGTTTGAAAGCATTATTATTTGCGCTGATAACGACGAGGCAGGCATCAAAATGCAAAAGGAATGCGTCTTCAGGCTTGGATCGTGGCGTACAAAGTTTATAGACATTCCGCCGTTCCACGTAGATGTGGAAACCGGCAAAAAGATACCAATGAAAGACATAAATCACGTTTTGTATTACGAAGGTAAGAAGGCAGTTATGGACTTGATTCATAATGCAAAAGATTCACCTGTAGACAGCGTGTCTGACTTTTCGGATATCACGAACATCGACCTTGACGAGATTGATGGCGTTTGTACTGGATTCCACGACCTTGATAGGCGCTTAATGAAGCTGTTTTATGGCACGTTTACCATTGTGACTGGCGTTAACGGATCTGGTAAATCAAGCTTTTTATCGCAGCTTATCTGCAATGCGATTGATGACAACAAAAATGCATTTCTTTATTCAGGTGAATTGCCTAACTTCCAAAGCAAAAACTGGATTAACTACATCCTCGCCGGTCAGCGGAATGTTAAGCAATACAACCTCAATGACACAGTCTTCTGGAAAGTTACTCAAGAAGCACAAAAGGAAATCAATGAGTATTATCAAGGTCGTCTTTACATTTATAAAGACGGTTATGACCACAAGACCACGTCGATTCTTCAGTCAATGGAGGATTGCACTCGCAAATATGGATGCAAATTACATATACTCGATAATCTGACGTCTGTCAACTTAGAGTCGAACGACGATAACAAGTATCAGAAACAAGAAGAATTCATTACACGGCTCATAGACTTTGCCAAGAAATACAACGTCGCCGTTGTCCTCGTGGTGCATCCTCATAAAATTGAAACGATGCGCCGCCTAAATAAGATGGATATTCAAGGTATCTCGGCAATTATTGACTTGGCGCACCGCATCCTCAGCTTGTATAGGGTGACTGCCGAAGACAAAAAAGGCGTTCCAAACAAACGCGGCAATGGATGGTATAAAGAGCCAATACGATATGATGTATTGTGCGACATCTTAAAGGATCGCTTGCTTGGATTTGAAGGTAGCTCTGCCGGCTTATATTACGACAAACCGTCGCGGCGTTTCTTCACCAGCGAAGCCACGTTGGATCGTATCTATGGCTGGGATAAACATACATATACCGGATCACTACCGTATCCGCCTGAACAACTGAATGTTGCAGACGAAGACGAAGTCTACGGAGAGAGGATAGAAAGCGACTCATGATTAAGTTTCAAAACTACCACTCCCATAAGATGTATACCAATGTGCGCATTTCTGACTCCACCGTGACACCTGCCGCCTATGCAGAACGAGCAAGAGAACTTGGACATACACTTCTCTCATCTGCGGAACACGGCTGGCAAGGAAACTACTTTGAGACGATTCGCGTCGCAAAAGAGTACGGACTCAAACCGCTCGTCGGAGCGGAAGCATATTGGGTAAAAGATCGCGCCGAGAAGGACAGAAGCAACTGTCACATCTTCCTTGGTGCCAAGAACGAAAACGGTCGTCAAGCACTTAATGATGTACTGTCAGAGGCAAACCTCACGGGTTTCTACGGTCAGCCAAGACTTGACATTCCCCTGCTACTCTCACTGCCTTCTACTGACATTATCGTGACCACGGCGTGTATTGCTTATTGGCGGTACGACGATATTGAAGACATTACAAAACGACTGTTTGAACACTTTGGGAAAAACTTCTTCTTGGAAGTTCAGTACCACAATACACCCTCGCAAATTGAACTCAACAAACGCATTCTCCGCATACATAACAAGCTAAAAATCCCGCTGATTATGGGCTGTGATAGCCATTTTATCAAAACGTCGGATGCGCAAGTAAGAACCGACTTCCTATATTCCAAAGGTATTAGCTATCCCGATGAAGAAGGATGGTTTCTTGATTATCCCGACGGTGATACGGCGTATGAACGTTTCGCCAAGCAGTGCGTCTTATCAGATGGTGAAATTCGTGATGCGATGGACAACACAAATGTGTTTCTCGATGTCGAAGAATACGATAGCCCGATCTTTAATAGCGAGATCAAAATGCCTTCCCTTTATCCGGATTTGCCTCAAGAAGAAAAGGATGCAATCTATAAGCGCCTCGTCTGGGAAGGATGGGAAGCTTATAAAAGCAGTGTTCCTGAAGATCAGCACCAGCATTACGTCGATGAAATAAGCAAAGAGATACAAACGGTTATCGACACCAAAATGTCAGATTACTTCATCGATAACTACCATATTATCCGTAAAGGCAAAGCAAATGGCGGCTGGCTCACAAAAAGCGGAAGAGGATCGGCAGTATCCTTCATTACGAATATGCTGCTCGGATTTACTGAGGTTGATAGAATTGCAGCCAAGGTTCATATGTATCCAGAGCGTTTTATGAGTACGACCAGAATTCTGCAAAGCGGTTCGCTCCCGGATATCGACTTTAACGTCGCGCCAGTCGAACCTTTTGCAAGAGCCCAACAGGAAGTTATGGGCGAAGATCACGCTTATCCAATGGTTGCTTATGGCACGATGCAAAAGTCAGCCGCGTGGAAACTTTACGCCAAATCACAAGGTATCTCTTTCGAGCTTGCAAATGCAGTCTCCGAACAGATTAAGAAGTATGAAACGGCTTTGAAGCACGCCAGCGAAGATGACAAAGATGAAATCGATGTGTACGACTATATTGACAAAGAATATCACGCCATATATGAAAAAAGCAAAGATTACCTCGGTTTGGTAACTTCGTGGTCGATTGCACCATGTTCTTATTTGCTGTATCAAGGAAGCATCCGTAGAGAGATTGGGCTCGTCAAGGTCAAAGATCACATCTGCTGCATCGTGGACGGACACGTTGCAGAGGCGAATCACTTCCTTAAGAATGACTTGCTGAAGGTATCCGTCGTTGATTTGATCTACCGAGCGTATCACCGTATCGGCAAAGAACCGCCCACAGTCAATGAGCTTCTGAAGATGTGTCCACCAGACGATCCCGCGTGGAGCATTTACGAAAAAGGATGCACGCTCGGCATTAACCAAGTCGAGCAGACCGGCACAGCATCAAGAGTTACCAAATATAAGCCGAAGAACATTTCGGAACTTGGAGCGTTCGTGGCGGCTATTCGTCCGGGCTTTAAGTCAATGTACAAGACGTTTGAGAGCCGTGAGCCATTCTCGTATGGTGTACAGGCATTTGACGGGTTAATCCAAACCGATGAAATGCCGAATAGTTTCCTCCTGTATCAAGAGCAGGAGATGGCAGCATTAAACTATGCAGGCATCGATATGAGCGATTGTTATACCGCTATCAAAAACATCGCCAAGAAGCGTGCCGAGAAAGTGCTGGCATATAAAGAGAAGTTCATCAAAGGATTTTCGCAAGCGATGATTACACAGGAACACAAAACTCCGGAAGAGGCTGATACAATGTCGCATAGTTTGTGGCAGATCATTGAGGACTCCGCGCGGTATTCTTTCAATGCGTCACACTCGTATTGCGTGGCGTTGGACAGCCTGTACGGTGCGTGGTTAAAGGCACATCACCCCCTTGAATTCTACGAGACACTCATATCTCTTTCGGAACAAAAAGGTGACAAAGATAAGATGAACGCGGCAAAAGACGAGGCGGAAAGCTATTTTGGGATTAAGTTCCCGCCGTATCGCTTCGGGCAGGACAACCGCACGATTAAAGCCAATCCTGAGACGAACTCTATTACCAATACTCTTGCAGCGATCAAGGGCTTTAGTGCCAGCGTAGGAGCAACTCTTTACGCTTGCAGTCAAGAAGGGCATAAGTCGTTTGTCGATGTGATTCAATGGCTTGACGCACACGGGATTAAGACGTCAAAGGTGTTGCCGCTCGTAACTATCGATTACTTCCAGAGCTTTGGTCACATTGGTGAGCTTCTCAAACTGCTTGACGCTTGGGAGCTACTCAAGCAAGGAACAGCCAAGTCAATCCGTAAAGATAAAGTTGCAGATGATGGTATTCTCCAAATACTGGTTCGCAACTGCTCCGGAGTCAACAAAGATGGCAGCGAATCCGTTGCTTATAAAATCGACGATGCAATGACATTGTTGCGCGAGTACGAAGAATACATACATACACATTCTGTTGCTCCGCCGTCGATGAGAACCCGAATTAAATACAGTATGGATGTCTTGGGATACGCCGACGTCGTTACGGGTAAAGAAGAAGATAGGCGTAGGTTGCTGGTTACGGATGCGCTTCCCATACAGGATCGTAACGGTAAAATATGGTCATATCGAGTAGGTACCAAGAGTTTGGGTAGCGGCAAGACCGCGCGGTTGACGGTTAAGATTGCAATCTATGACAGCAATCCAATTAAGGCGGGAGATATCATCTACGCCGCAGATCTGTATAAAAACAATTCAGGATACTGGTATCTGGTATCCTACCGCAAGGAGGAGTAAAAATGGGATCTGTTCTCATCCAAGAATATACAACAAAAACGCCGATCAGTATGATTGGCAGAGAGGCGGGTGTCTGCTGGGGTGCGGACACCACCTCCCCCGAAAAGAACTTTCGTCGTGGAAAAGACTGTTTATCGAACGAACACGGAAGAACATTTGAATTTCCCGACGTATACATGGTTCTCAGCGGTTATTCCGCGAGAGTCATTCGCGAGTGGTATACGCACATCGGTGGAATGCCTACGCGTTTACAGGCAAGCACTCGGTACATCGATTATCAAAGCGGTTTTGAGTATGTTACGCCGCAAAGCATCGCTTCAAACGCAGAGGCTGCATCCGAGTACCAAGGGTGTATGCAACAAATCACCAACAGTTTACAGCGACTTGAGGCGTTGGGTGTTCCGAGAGAAGATTCCGCACTGCTTCTCCCGCTTGGTATGACAACTAAGATTGTGTGTAAGCACAATTTGCGCAATCTGATCGATATGTCGCACCAGAGAATGTGTTCGAGAGCATATCACGAGTACAGAAAACTCTTCAGTGATGTGTGCGAAGCATTGTCCGAATACTCACCTGAGTGGAGCGATCTCGTGCAAAACTATTTTATGCCAAAATGCGAATACGTTGGCTTTTGCAAAGAAAAGAATTCGTGCGGCAGAAAGGGGCGTAAAGAGTGAAGATCCTTTGTATTTCAGGAAAAGCGCGGCACGGTAAAGACACCTGTGCAGAAGCGCTTGCAGATATTATTCACAAACGCGGTGAAAAATCTCTGATTATTCACAACGCCGACCTCCTAAAGTTTATGTGCAAGCTTCTCTTTGGGTGGAATGGTGTCAAGGATGAATACGGACGCCACATCTTACAGTATGTCGGCACCGACGTAATCAGAAAACAACAGCCAGATTATTGGGTAGACTTCATTAAAGGAATTGTTGAGTTGTTTCCCCATGAATGGGATTACGTGATTATTCCTGATTGCCGGTTCCCGAACGAAATCGACCGCTTGCGTGAAAGCGGAAACCCTGTAATCCATTTGCGTGTCTTGCGGAAGGACTGTGTGTCGCCTCTTACGGCTGAACAGCAGCTTCATCCGTCAGAAACGGCGCTGGATGACAGCAACCCGGATTTCATTATTAACAATGATACGACAATCGAAGACCTCTACACAAAGCTACAAGAAGTACTTGACGCAATCGGAGATAAGTCACAGAATCCCGTCGTCTTGTATTCGACGGGATGCCCTAAATGCGAAGTATTAAAGCGCAAACTCGCAGAACACGAGATCACATACGCAGAAAACAAATCCGTAGATGAAATGCTTGCGCTTGGCATCACTGCGGTGCCCGTACTTCAAATTAACGGGCAAATGTATGGTTTCACCGAAGCGGTGAAATTACTCAATTCAATGAAATGAGGATAACCCTATGGAAATACATCTGCAACTTTCTAAAGACTTTGAGAGATGTCTCGAAGAACTCAAAAAGCGTTTCGGAGAAGATTTTGAAATCATCAATGGCATTCATCCCAGCCAGCTCGACTTTTCCGAGTTTATCGAAAACTTCGTCGATAAAGAGACGATTGCTGATTCTACCATCGATCCCAACGCAAACGTTAATCATAAAGACATCCGCAGCTTTATGACTGAAAAAGCTAAGAGCGAGGATAAGCTATTCGCCCTAAACAAGATTTTCGTCGAAATCAAGAAGAAATGGGGGCTGCGAACCGCAAAACAATGGCTTGAGCAGGAGTTCAGCAGAGGGTTTTACCTGAACGACAGTACAACCTCGAGTTATTTCCCGTATTGCTGGGCAAATGACTTTACGAGGCTTGCAACAGAAGGGTTATTCTTCCTCGATAACTACAACAACCAAGCTCCTAAACACCTTACGACATACCTTGATGATGTAATTGAGTTTGTGTCCTTCCTTTCCAACAGGCAAAGCGGCGCCGTTGGAATGCCGAATGTACTGATTTGGGCGTGGTACTTCTGGAAGCTCGACTGTGATAACGGGTACTTGATGAAGAACCCTGACTACTATTTACGGCAGCAATTCCAAAAACTGATTTACAGGTTAAATCAGCCATTCCTCCGCATTGACCAATCTGCATTTACAAACGTGAGCATTTTCGATAGACCATATCTGGAGTCCTTATTCGGCGGGATGATTTTCCCTGACGGCACGATGGCAATCGACCACGTTGAAGACTTCATTGCCTGCCAAAAGGTGTTTATGGAAGTCGTAAGCGAGATTAGAGAGACCAATATGTTTACATATCCGGTTCTCACCTATTCCTTACTGTATCAGGACGGTAAATTTGTGGACGAGGACTTTGCACGGTGGAGTTCCAATCACAATATCCGCTGGTCGGATAGCAATTTCTTCGTCAGCGACAACGTGGGCGTTTTGAGCAACTGCTGCCGCTTGTTAAGTGATACCAAAAAACTGGATGCGTTCATCAACTCAATCGGCGGCACCGCCCTCTCTGTTGGTTCTTGCCGTGTTAGCACCATTAACCTCGTTCGTATTGCCTACGAAAGCAGGATGGATAAGGCAAAATACCTGAAAATCCTGAGAGAACGTGTATTGTTGGATTGCAAAGCGTTGACGGCAATGCGACACATCATCCAACGTAATATCGAAAAAGGATTGCTCCCCAACTACCGCGACGGCGCCGTTGAACTGGATAAACAGTTTTGCACCATTGGCGGTATTGGAATGTACGAGGTAATGGATTTGTTCGGTTTGATTCAAACAGACGAGGTGGGCTGTAAGAGCTACTCGGACGAAGCCGTAGAGTTTGCCACACAAATACTGGATGTCATCAACGACGTCAAGGATAATTTTGAATGCGACTTTACTTTCAATCTGGAGATGATTCCGGCTGAAAACTGCGCTGGCGTTATCTGTCAAGCCGACAACCTCCTGTTTGAGCAGAACAAATACTTCATCTATTCAAATCAGTGGATCCCGCTTATGGAGAAATGCACGATTCAAGAAAAGTGTAGGCTGGGTTCACTGTTCGATAAGAAGTGCGGCGGTGGGTGCATTGCTCACATCAACATCGAAAATAGATTTCCGAACGAAGAAACGGCGTGGAAAATGTTGAACTATGTTGCCTCGCAGGGTGTTATCTACTTCGCGTTCACAACCAAGATCAGTGTCTGCAAGCATAAGCACGCCTTTATAAGCGAGCAGACTTGCCCCGTCTGCGGCGAGCCAATTGCTGATACATACGCAAGAGTCGTGGGGTTCTATACTCCGACAAGTAGCTATCAGCGCATTCGTAAAAGCGAATTTGATCGCCGTCGCTGGATGGATGTTCTGCAAAACGACGGAGTGATGAAATAATGGTCATAAAAGGATTGCAGGACGAAGATTTCGTCAACTATTGCAAGCCTTCGATGATGATTATTGCACGGCATTGTTCCTTTAAGTGCGATAAGGAAAGCGGGGTTCGCTGTTGCCAAAACAGCACCCTCGCTTCCGCGCAGGAACTTCAATGCGACGATGCTACCATTATCGAGCGGTACTTGCAGAACCCTATTACAGAGGCGATTATACTTGGCGGTCTTGAACCGTTTGATCAATTCGACGAAGTACTCACCTTCGTAAGAACTTTGCGGCGAGATTACAAATGTGACGATGATGTGGTCATTTACACCGGATACAATAAAGATGAAATTAAGGAGCGGATTGCCGCATTGACCGAGTTCAACAACATTATCGTGAAGTATGGCAGATTCGTCCCCGGTCAACGTCCGCATTTCGATGTCGTCCTCGGTGTCAAACTTGCATCAGACAATCAATATGCGGAAAGGATATGAGATATGGCGCTCAAAATTATTCAAAACCCCGACAAAGAATATGCCGATACAGTAAAGCGCAAGCTTAAAGATAATGACGGCTATTGTCCTTGCCAATTGGTGAGAACCGAAGATACAAGGTGTCGGTGTAAGGCATTCAGAGAACAAATCGCCCAAGGGATTGAGGGTGAATGTCATTGTGGCTTATGGATTGCCACAAAACAATAACGTAGGATAGGAGAATGAACATGGAACTCAAAATCAAAAAGCTCGACGAGCGAGCTATTTTACCAACATACGGCACGGAGTTTTCTGCCGGCGCAGACCTTCGCGTCATCACAGACGACGCGGTCACTATTAACCCGGGCGAAACATTGCTGATGCACACAGGTATTTCGATGGAGATCCCTGAAGGATACGTCGGACTTGTTTTTGCACGCAGCGGCTTGGCAACGAAACGTTGCTTGGCACCTGCGAATAAGGTGGGTGTTATCGATTCCGACTATCGCGGTGAAGTCACAGTCGGGCTGCACAACCACGGCTTGGTGCCGCAAACGGTTGAAAACGGCGAACGTGTCGCCCAGATTATTTTCGTCCCGTATCAGACAGCACAATTCGTCGAAGTGGACGAGCTTTCACAAACTGTTAGAGGGACGGGAGGCTATGGATCAACGGGTACAAAGTGACCAACAGAAATACTATCGCATATGTGTACCGCGAGGTCACGTAGGCTCAGGCAAGTCGCAGGAGATCGTATTCTATATCGAGGCTGACGATATAGCAACGGCGGTAAAGAAGGCAATGATGATGCCCGGTGTAAAACACTCGCGGTACGCTTCAAACGCCACAGAAGTTACAAAAGACGAATACGTGGAAGGGCGCAAGGTCAGCGCCTACACAAAATACATAGGGAATCTGAGATAATGTTTGACATAAGAATTTTCGGAGTTGAGAAGCGTATAGACAATATACGCCAGACTCAAAAGATACTCAAGGTGCCAGATAATCATATCATAATCGACCAGAAGCGCGAAGGGTGCCTACCGACGGCACGAAAAGCGTGGTTGCTCCCGACTGATAAGAAGTTTGTTATGGTGTTGCAGGACGACATTGAACTGTGCGATAACTTCCTTGCCTACTGTACTAAGATGTGTATGATGTTTCCGAAGGTTATCGTGTCGTTATTCCCGCTGCAATTCATCCACGCCGATGAGCTACGGTGGTACGGTATTCCAACAGCATCGCCTTACATCACAACCAACGTAACGAGCGGTTGCGGTATTATTATGCCGACCGAGTTTATAGAGCCGTGTATTGGCTCGTGGACAGAAGCTGACACCGAGGACGATGTGAGCATTAACCGGTGGGCAAAAGAAAATGGTATTCCCGTCATTACGACGCTGCCGCCTCTGATCCAGCACCTCGGTGATGACTCGGTGGTGCGTCCGGGCAACGCGATTCGGAGATCACCTCACTTTCAGAAGAAGCCAGAAGCTAATTGGGACAAGAATTTGCTCCATTCGTGGACAAATTTCATAGGTCGATAAAAAGTCATCTTTGATATAAAAAAATCGTAAAAAAATGGGCAATCTATAGCTATACAGCTACAGGTTGCCCTTTATTTATTTCGCCAGCTTTTGCCGGCGCATTTTTAGTTTTTCAGATCGTAAAGAACCGACTCGATGCAATTAACGATCCACGCTTCGAGGTCGCCAAAGTTGCCCTCAATATAAGCTTTGGCTTCATCATTCAACTGTGTTTTTACAATAGCGACCGCCTGAGAAAGCGCCTCTTTTTGTGCCTCTTTCGTGAAGGCATTTTTATCCTTTAATGCCTCTACATACGTCTGGTATGTAGTCTTCACTGCCCGAGTCACAATGTCAACGGCGTCCGTGAGATACTTTGCATACTTGGTGTCTTTGAGCTTTTCGTTGATAAAAACGATGAGACGTTCGGAAGCCCAAGACAAAACCACGGTTAATACAATCTTAATGACTGTGAACAAAATCGATTGCCAATCCATTGTGATAGTCCTCCTGAAATAATTGATTATATAAAGAGCGCATACTATTACGCGCCCAGTAAGAATGGAACATTCTTTGGTAGCCCAACCAAGACATAAATGAGGTCTTGATCGCCGAAAGCGTTATCCTGCTTTGCGATAACAACCTCCTCATTGCCTTGATCTTACGTCGCATCAGCGTGATGTTTTTGCGCCTCGGCTTTCTGACGACCTTCCCCTTGTCGGTCAAAAAGAAACGAACCTTCAAAAACTCAAAGCCTCTGCTGAGCTTGATAATATGAGTCTTTTTTGCGTTGAGTGTAATACCAAGCTGCTCGCAAACGCCGCTGATCACCGTTAAGCAATACTGCAAATACTCTTTGCTCTCGTGTATCAGGCATCCATCATCCATATATCTGCAATAACACTTGATGTGCAGTTGTTCTTTGATAATGTGGTCTAATACATTTGGCAACAGCAGTGCGCCTAATTGCGAAAGTTGGCTCCCAAGTCCAAGTCCCCTTTCTCCAAAACTGTTAATGAACATCGACACCAAACCAAATATCCGGTCGTCGATGATCTCTTTGCGCAAAATGCGCAGTAGAACTTGATGATCTATGTTCTTGAAGTACTGTGAAAAATCGAAAATAAGAACATAGCCATTGTTATTGTGTTGCTTATAAAAACGGCGTAGGTGTCTGGTCATACGGTTGACCGTAAAACTTACGCCTTTATTTTTTATACACGCGCCATTGTCGTATATAAATAGTCTGTGTATGAGAGGCGTCAAAGAGTAATCACACAGGCAGCGAACCACAATTCGCTCCTCGAATGGAATACTCTGAATGTGCCTCTGTTTTCCTTTTTCAATAATATCAAATTCGTAAAAATGTGTGTGCCGGTATTGACCGCTTTTGATTTTCTTGAGGAGCTTATTGATATTAAGCGCCGCATTGATACCGAATTTCTGTACGCTTTCCTTCCACGATACGCCCCTGCGGCATTTCAGATAACTCTGGTACAGATGCTCGTAAGTAAAAACCTTGTCGAAGTCACAATACTCTTCTTGGAGCCGCCGCTTTTTGGCGGCTCTTTTCGCTTTACGTCGTTGATATCTTAACTCGTGTCTTTCCTTGCTGTTCATATAATACCTTGTGCAGTGTGTTTTTGCGGTAATAACTGCGTAGCAACATCTATCATTAAACTTACCCCCGCAACAGATAAGCAATGCAAGAAGCGTCCGATAGGTTGCATCAATGTATGTGTTTATCCTTACGGAATGGTTATGCGTCCCTTTTGTACTATCTGGTTTCACCCAAAGGCTACTTACTCATTGGTTCGTACAAAATCCGAGAGCCAGCGCGTAGTGATTGTTGGCGTAATTGTAGTTCAAATTGCCGCCATACGTGTTCACGAAGTAGTTATTGTTACCCCTGTACGGAGAGCGCAACTGACGCAATAACGACGCATAGCCAATGATATAAGAGAGCGATCAAGGCAAATTCTTATATCGCTCTCTATCATTTTTCTTCACGGCGGCGATCAACACCGCTTCTTCTTCCATCAGGTCGAACCATTCCGACCACGATGTTTCTCTGATCTCAACTCCTTCAAGCTCCTGCGCCACGCTGACCTGCGTAATTAAGCATTGCAGAGCATTGTTGGCTCTTGTGAAGCAATCGCGGCGCATTTGTACCTCGTGTTGATTTACGGGGTATATGCTATTGCCGCTTTTAACTTCGTTCAGTACATCGATTGCAAGCTGAACAATACCGCTCGTCAGCAGGTGCGTATAGCGCTTCGGAAACCGGATGCAGTTAGCTATCGTAGCCTTCTCCAGTTTCCGCGCAGTTTCAAGGAATTGAGCCGAACTTTTACCTCGATCTTTGCATAGTGTAGCCATATCACTGAAACCACAGGTAATACTGCGGCTTTTCCTCTTTGAAGAACCAGTATCTCAAGTAGTCGTCAATAATGATACCGAAAACCGCAACCGGGAACCACAGAATCGCAAACGGCAAACAGATTTGTCCGAGAAAGTTCATAGGCAAGTTGGAATAGTCCCATACGCCAAGTCCCATACGGATATTGAGAATATAGCCGGATAGCAATTCGATGGCTACGATTACCGCGTCACCGATAACTCCTTGCAGCCAAATCGGCATTTTCCACGAAATCCAGTTGTTGATTCCACCGATCAGCAGGAAGCACAACCCACCGACAAGAAACATCGACCAGTGTGAGTGACCGCGAAAACCGAGTTCCATTACAATATAAATACATCCACCCGCCAAATATAAGGCAAAGTGTTTGAGTAACTCCTTCAACGCCTGCTTCATAAGTTAAACCTCTCCAAGCATAACTTTGAGGACGTCGGATTGATACTCAAACGGAATCGCATCCCCATACTTAATCGCCAAAATCGAGGCGACATTGAAAATGTTATTGAGATACAGCTTCAGTGAGTTGAAGTATGTAGTATGGTATTCAACCATATACTCCATCATTCTGTTGATTGCCACAATATCCTCTTTTGGATAGTACTTGCAGATTTCACCGTCTGCGTGGTATGGCAGCAACTCAATGCCAGCCATAGCCCTGTCGTTCAGCTTTGAGATTTTCAACTGGTCAACGACTTCAAGCGAGAAGTGATGAATCAAGCCGTCGGACAGCTCGATATCAAAGCCCTTGATGATAGTTTCTTCACAAGCGGCTTTCATCTCTGCAATCTTTTTATCACGCGCTGCCTGAACGGTAATTTCGTTGGCGTCGCCATCAAGAGCTTTGTCGGTAATCTGAGAACGAATGAGATTGTATTCGGCTTCTGTGATCTCGACCACCTTGACCGTCTTGTACTTTTCAGGGTGATTCTCAAACCCACCCTTTGTATCGATAGCGTAAACCTCAAGACCGTTGGACGAAATCACGCCGTTTGCCGTAGTGATTTCCGATGCAAGAAAACGCTGAGTTCTCTTAAGCCACAATACCCATTTGGGGTTGGCTAATACATCGATAATGAGTTTTTCATAGATAATTTTGAAGAACATTTCTTGCCTCCATTTGTTTTATTGTGCGCCCACGAGGTTCGCAATGTATGTTAACGTCTGAATGTCTGCGTTATAAAATGCGTGGTTCCAGAGCCAGTGATCCGCGTGTTCCGGGCGCTTGTAGGGCTTGCATACCTCATCTGCCCAGACTTTATCCCAGAGCTTCTGTTTCTGCGCCAAAATCGCTTGGCGTTTTTTGAACTCTGCCTCTGTGTAATGGTCTTTTTCGGGCGGCACATAAAGTGTCTTCGTGATTGCGCTCGTCAGGCGACCGCGCTCCAGACCATTGCCGTCGTCATTTCGCGCAAAGTATTGATGGGCGTTGGCACTCATCATCACACACAAAGGTTGTCCTTCATAGGTGATAACACCATTCACTGTTTGGCAGACTGTTTTTGCAGGAAGATTGACTTCGCCACACATTGCCGTGCCCTTAAATCGTTTGAATAATATATATTCCATCCTTTTTCTCTCTTTCTCTGAAATTTTGAAGTTTCTCCGGCGAAAATCCGTAAATGCTATAGAACAATCGCCGCAGCTTTAATACGCGGATATGGCTGTTATAACCCTCGAAATAGGCAAGTATGCCGTTTATCGAAGTCCACAGATCCTCGTATG